ATATGAGAAACCAATAGATTTAAGCATTGCAACTGTTCTTGCCCTATCCCCATCTGGTCTTCCAGTAATAATAATCTTACGCTCACCAAGGGAATTAATATAATCTATATTTTTTTGAATTGGCTGACTACCATTTCTTACAATTGTGTCATCTATATCTACTATAATTGCCATATTGTTATTCTATCAGAAATGTAATCTCTATATACTATATATAAGATATCTTCTAGATACTAAGTTACGATATATTCTTTTGTATATATATCTAAGTATATCAGAATTACCCCTGGCTGATACTTAAAAGAACCTTTTCTTAAATGAACATTAGATGAATTCTTTCTGAGAGTTTTCTGAGAACCTATATATCCTGGTTATTAGAAGAATAAAAGGCTTTTTGATATAGGAAGACCAGAACCGCCAGAAACTGGCTAAAAAGGGCCTTGGAAGGCTTTAAATGGTCACCCAGGCAGCGCCATCCCACTTCTTAAGTGTCTGTTCCTGCCACTGTACCCAGTCAGTTCCATTATAGACTTTTTGCTGGGTTGTAAGGTTCCAATTGGTGCCATCATAGGCTCTTGTGATAATTGCCCCAGTTGCTACATAAGCCTGATATCTATCAGCAATTTGAGTTTGTGTTAATGTTGTTGGATATAAACCAATGCAATCTGTTTTAGTACCTACAAATTGTGCTGCAGATGATGCATAAGAAACAATTGCAATTCCATCTGGGGTCAAACTATTTGCACCAGTATTTGCTGGGGCTGATGTAGTTACACCACCAGTACCTACAAGTATTCCATCTAAGTAAAGATTTATTGTTAATGTTGTTCCAACATAACTTGATGTAAGTGCAAAATGATGCCAATCTCCATCAGTTAATTTTGATTGCATAAATGGAAGATTAGTCCCAACATCAATTGATGAAGTAAAATTATTTGTGCTTGAGTTTGAAACTCTAAATGTTGATTCCATATATCCATCAGCAGTTAATCTCCATGCAAGAACTGATGTTCCAGCACTTCCAAAAATTGAGAATATTGGCTTAGTTCCATTTAACTGATATCTAAAGTTATCATATTTTGTTAAATCATATTTTACCCATTCTTCTATAGTAAAGTTATATGAATCTAATACTGTTTTTATTGCTGTTAAATCTGATCCTGGTGCTCCAAAAGTTAAACTTCCAGAACCATCATATGTATATGATTTACCAGTTGTTGAAATACATCTTTTATTAAGTCCAGACATGTTTGCTGTATCTATTGATGCTGTTGCTTCAGTGTTATACAATCCAGTAAAAATATCATTAGTTCCAATATAATTAGTAAATCTATTTGAGCCAACATCATACTGATTTAATGTATTGTAACAAAATGGACTATTTGCACTTGCAAGGGCTGTTTGTGAATATTTTGTTTTGCCATACATATATCTACGAGCAATTTGTTTTTGTGTTTGTGCATTATAAGCCCAATATGCAAGATGTGCTATTTTAATTCCTGATACTGTTAAAGAGTTGCTAAATGCTCCAAGTCCTGCTGTTCCATACCCTGCACCAAATGCTCCACCTCTTGGATAAGATTTTGCTTGTCCTCCACCAAAATAGTCACCAATTACTGATGATGGGGCTGCTAAATTGCTATTGTAAGATGCTTTAATAATTCCATCAACATAGATAAATGATCCCATAGATCTATATTGGTCACTTGAATTAACATAAGACCAGTCATATTTTGTTACTAATGCAATATGATGCCATACATCTGTTGTTATTGCTGGAGTGCTGAATGAATTAAATTGTGTGTCAGATCCATCAATAAAATTTCCATTAACTCTTAATGAATTATCTGCTTTTAATATTAAATTTTTTGAATAATTTGCTGATACAAAATCTGGCCAAGTTAATAATGTTTGATCACCATGACCAGTTGATGGAACTTTAATCCAAAATTCAATTGTTGATCCATTTACATATGTGTCACTAGATGGTTTAGCATATGCATTTGCAAGGCTTGTAATATCCTCAGACTCAGAACCACCTGTTGGAATTGTCATAGAATAGCCAGATTCAAATGGAACATCTGTTGAGTATGTTCTTGCATATCTAGTGCTTCCATCAGCATTAGCCGTTGTTCTGGTTACATATGAAAGTGATGTTGACGGTGTTGCAGTATTATTAAAACTTTGGTACCAGTCACATCTATCAAGAAGGTCTGAGTACGCCATATTTATACTACAATCCAGAGATAATTAACTGATGGGCTTGAAGGTGCAGTACTCTGTACATAAACATTTTGATTTCCTTGAGGACCAGTGTTACCTGTATCGCCCTTTGCTCCAGTTGCGCCTGTATCACCTTTAACTCCTTGAATACCTTGTGCACCAGTTGCACCAGTTGCGCCTTGAGCACCAGTTGCTCCTGTATCTCCAGTATCACCTTTTATTCCTTGAATTCCCTGAATACCCTGAATACCTTGGTTACCAGTATCGCCCTTGTCACCTTTTTCACCCTGAATTCCTTGATCACCCTGAATTCCTTGAATACCTTGGTCGCCTTGGTCTCCCTTAACGCCTTGAATTCCTTGAATACCTTGTTCACCTTGAATACCAACAGCACCATTTAAATTAACTGTCCATGATGCAAATGTTCCTGATCCTGTTTTATTATCTTTAACAAATGTTAATGCACCTGTTGTAGGATTGTAATTAGAAACTGTTCCATGTTGATGGTGGTCAATGTCATAAGCAACAATAACTGTTTGACCAACTGAATAATCAACATTAATATCAGCAAGTGTAATTGTTTGTGAACCAGATGTTCCTAATGTAAATGAAGTTGTAGATGTTGTGTGATATCTATCTCCATCTGTTCCTGCTGCACCAGTGTTACCTGTATCACCTTTATCGCCTTGAATTCCCTGCGGACCTTCAATTCCTTGAATACCTTGGATACCTTGACTACCAGTATCTCCCTTGTCGCCTTTTGCTCCTTGAATACCTTGGTTACCAGTATCTCCTTTTGGTCCTTGAGATCCTGTATTACCAGTGTCACCCTTAATGCCCTGAGTTCCTTGTGGACCTGTTGGTCCTTGTGCACCTGTATTACCTGTATCGCCTTTTATTCCTTGAATACCCTGTGCTCCAGTTGATCCTTGAGGACCTGTATCTCCAGTATCACCCTTTGGGCCTTGTGGACCAGTTGCAATTTCTAGTCCTGCTGCATAAATTTTAATTTCACTTGGTGAAAGAATTTCTAAAGTCATCGTGTTACATCCTCTTCAACATAGATTTGTCCTGATAAAATTGTTGATATCTTCTCTGTATCTTGATTTATTCCTTGAATATCAAAATATGAGACTGTATCTAAAGAGTTAGTATCAAGTCCAATTGTTAAAATATTTTCATTTTTTACAATTGAAAGGTCGTCTAATACATCAACACTTTTTGGAAATTGTCTAACTTTTCCTGTAAACTCCCAATTGGTTAAATCAAGGGCTTGGCCACTAGTATCCAACAAAACAAGCGTTAATACGGTAGTATCATCACGATATACATTCCATTGCATTGATGGTGGTCGTACATTCAAAGTTTCCATTAGTCCTCCAAGGATACAAACTACTCCTATTGTATGATAGATGTATTATGACTATTACGCCAGAACTTATTACTGCCTTTTTTGGAGGGATAGTATCCGTTTTAGTAGCCATTATGGGCTTCAATAAATGGATCATCCAAAAGTTTCTTAATGAACTTAGACCAAATGGTGGTGGATCAATAAAGGATAAAGTAGACATTAATACAGAACGACTATCTAGGGTTGAAGAAAGAGTAGATTCTATCTACTTGCTCTTGGCTAAAAGGAGTAAAAATGGCTAAAAATGTATATTATCAAGGTAAGTTAATTCCTGCTAAAGATTGGGATTATGATGCCAAGCGTCCTAAAATAAAGAAGAAAGAACCTATTGAGGTTGTGGCGGAACTACCGTCTGAGGTGGCTGACTCTCCAGAAGAGTGATTGAAATTATTGTTGCACTAACCTTGTTGCTATCTGGACAAGGATATTCGCAACAAGAAGTCAATTGTGCCATGAGTTTGGTTCAAGCAGAATCAAATTTTCATTTACATTCAAAAAACACAAAGTCTGGTGCCTATGGATTATTCCAGTTAATGAATGTTAAAGGGCAACTATCAATGAAAAATCAGGTAATTAGATTTGATAGATATATTAAAAGTAGATATGATGGCAGTATCTGTAAGGCTTTAGTGCATCAAAAAACAAAACATTGGTATTAACAAAACCCTTCCTTATGTTAGCAGACAGTAATGGAAGGGTTTTGCTTTTCCTAGAGGCAGTCTAGAAATTTATAGTTGTGGTGGCATTGTTCTTATTGGTGTCATGGATCTATAAAAATATCCATTATTTACTTCTGTTGGTGTTAAATTTGCAACCTGTATATATCCTACTTCAACCCATGAAGATGTATCATTTTTTATAGTAGGAAAACTTGTTGTTGTATTTGGACTAATATATATTTTAATCTTTTCATATGTTTTTGCTGCTTCATAATATGTTAATGCAGATCCAACACCTGCTCTATCAGTTACAAATAAACCATTAAATCCAGTAACTCCATATCCACCTTGATAGGCAAACTCATTTTTAAAATAAACCTTTACATTGATTGTTCTAGTATTTCCGCTATTTGTTGTAACTGGAACAATTTCCATCCATGTTGAAGTTCCATAACCACCATCAGTTATTAATTGATACCATGTTGCGTCTGAAGCACCAGAACCAACTGGGGCTAAACCAGTCCAATTTGGATAACTTGCATATACATTTCCATTATATGCATTTGTTTGTCCAGTAGTATTTTTTGGTGAAGATTTTTCAGTATTTGTTGTATTAAAATATGATCCACCAAGTGGAATAAGTGCTGCTATTGATAATGGTAGATTTTTATCCCAAGCAGTTGAACTGTTTGGCCTTGTTTGTACTGCATTAAATTCTATCATTGTCCAATAAACTGGAATTGGAATAACTGTTATTGGGATATATGCTGTATAGGTATTTTGTGCAACTCCATTATCTACAGTCAAATGAACAGTTTTAGTGCCAGTTGTAGTATATGTATGTACTGGATTTTGTAAATTTGAAGTTGTTCCGTCACCAAAATCCCAAATCCATGTATCAGCATCATAACTACGATCTGTAAATGTTACTGTTCCATAATTAACATCATATGTAAAGTCAGCATGTGGAACAGCAGCAGTAACAGTAAGTCCAGGATAAACAAATGACATCCATGTCCATTTTTTATTATTTATTAACCATAATCTAATTACCTTAGTTCCAGGTCCATAATCATCTCCTGAAGGTCCACCAAAATCATAATTCCATGTTGGTTGGGAATCTCCAACAATATGGTCTAAATCTCTACCTCCACCACCCCATGGACCAATTGGTTGATATGCTAAATTCCAACCAATATAATCAATATTACTTATGTTGACATTATTAATTGTTCCAATAAAATTTGTATTTGTATTTCCAGTTAACAAATTCATGCTAATGCTTGGCATGTTTGTTAAGTTATCTTCTAATAAATATGCCTTATCAACTTTTAAAATATATGTAACATAACAATTATTTGGATCTATTGATACTTTTACTCCACAAACTTCATAAAGTCTATCAATTATAATTGTTGGAGATACCTGATGTCTAATATAAACACCTGTTCCATTACCAAAAATATCAATATATGGATTTTCTTCAACAAGATTAAATGCATCAAATGTTATTGAAGATACTTCTATGCCTGCTGTAGATACACTTTCAATAATGTCATAACTTAAAGTTTCATATGTATCATCAATATTTAAAGTAGGATTAAAACATGTATCTAATGTTAAATTTGATGTAGCCCATTGATTATATGAAATTGTTGAATTAAATGGGCCTACAGTTGTTGTAGAATCATTAATTGTAGAGTCAGTTAATGTTCTTTCTGTATTATTAAAAATTACCTGATTTAAACTTCTATCAAATCCATTGCTTATATTTATTCCTTTATATGATGTTTCACTTCCATCAGAATTAAATCTTACCAGATTACCAGTTTGAATTACCCAATCGACATATGATGTGTATCCTACTGGAGTTGAATAATCGCCAGTTAAATAAGATGGATCATGTTTAAAATATGGTCCAACAAATAATCTATTTTCTGATGCATTCATTCTAGTTTCTAACATATTAGATTGACAGTATCTTGTTAATAAGTCTAGAAAGTTGTCTCCTGCTTTTGGAAATGTTCTTGCAAGTGGATAAATTGGAACTGTGCTATTTTCAACTGCCCAACTTAAATATAATGGATAATTTGTGCCAATTCTTAAATTTGCAAGTTCATATAATCCAACAATATCAATGCCTTCTTCTGTTGCATAAGCACTTTCTTGGCAAAATATTTCATCATCAAATGTTAATATATATCTTTGAAATTGGCCAATAACATCTATTCCATTAATGCTAATAATTGGATCTTCTCCAAATGGTCTATATTCAATATTTATATCAGATACAACTCCTCTAAAAATTGTTCCGTTAAAGTGTTGTCCATATTTTTCTAATTCTACCTTTATATCAGAATTAAATTTAATGTTCTGATTAATATTTGGATCAAGGTTTTTATTTCTACTTGTTATTAAAATTTGTCCAGTATCTGGCAATTGTTGTGCACCTACATATAAATCAAGTCCAGTGGATGTTTCAATGCCAATTAATCCATCTGTATAGTCAACCCATTTACCAGCACTGTCTTTTATATAAAGTTTAATGAAATCTCTTGATAGCATTATCTAACCCTGCTACTAACTTTTCCATATCTTAACAATGCATTGTTTACTTCTCTTCCAAGAATGTACGGATCAGTTCCTAAGCCAGCATTAATTGTAATATTTATTGGTGCCTGTGAGTTTGATACACCAGCAAGTTGTGGACGGAATCCAGATATTGCTGTATTGCCTAAATCAAATGTTGCCTGTTTAGCAAGATTTTGTGCTTGATCAATACCTTGTGCAAGACCAGCAACTATTTGTTCACCAAAGCCAGCAAATACTTTTGATGGTGAAGCAATTCCCAAAATTTTCTTTGCCCATCCTGGAAGAAGATTTCCAAAGAAATCTCCAATCTTTGTTTTAAGCCATCCAGCCATTGATGCTATTCCATCCCAAAGACCAGATGCAATATTTTTTCCAATAGCAAGCATTGCTCCAGGGATTGCATTAAATTTACTTATAATCCCAGAAACAAATCCAGCAATATTGCTTCCAAATTCTTTTATTGCATTCCATGCATTAACTGCAAAATTCTTAATTGCTTCCCAAACTTTTCCAACAACCTCAGTTATAGAATCCCAATTTTTAACAAGAACAACAATGATTGCAATGACTGCAACAATTGCTGCAATTACCCATAAACCAGGAAAACCCATTAATGTAAAGTTTGCAAGTCTTTGAGCAATTGTATATTCGCCAGTAACTAATCCAAGTGCTGCTAAAGATGTTTTTGCTGAAGCAAGGAATCCAAGGAATGGTACACCAATGCCAACAATTGCTAATAATCCTAGTTCAATATTTTGAAGTGCTGATGGTTGTTTGCTAAACCAATCAAGCAATGTTGTTAAAGCATCAACAAATTTATTTACCATTGGAAGAATTTTTGTTCCAATAGTTTCTTTTAAGTTTGCAAGTGCTACATCAAATTTTTGTGTTGCAGTTACTTGATTTTCTGCAGCATCCCCATATACCGAACTTGCATTTTTAATAAGAAGGCTTAATGCTTCTTGTGATTTTCCTGCTTTAAATGCTGCCTCTGCTTGTGCGTAGGTTGCTGAAGATAATTTAGGGAACATTTTTTCAAGATCAGATGCTTTAAGTTCACCATCAGCCATACCCTTGGCAAGTTTCTTTGTCCATGCTTCAATATCAACGCCTGTAAGAGCAGCAACATCTGCACCAACATTAATTAATTCAGCAGACAAACCTCTTGCTGATTCAGGAAGATATGTACCAAGTTGTGTTGCAAGTTTGATAATATCATCATTATCCATACCAAGAGATTTACCAAATTTGTCTGCATCTTCTGTAATTTTCTTTAATGCAGCAGAGCCTTCTCCAAAAGCGGATGTGGCACCTTTCATTGCTAATTCAGCATCTTGTGCTTCTTTTATTCCATCTTTAAGAAATGATACGCCTTGCTTTAAAACAAATGCAGATGCAGCAGCAGTTGCTGCAGCAGCCACACCTTTAAGTTTTCCATCAATTGTGCCAAGTTGTGAGTTGACTTCATTTACACCAGAAGTAAGTTTTTTGGTCTCTGCAACAATATCAATTGTTATCTGTTGTGCCATTTACTTCCTCCTGTTTAAGACTTCAACCATTGCATTGTATTCTGAGAATTTTAATTCCCAAAACTGATCTGGCGTATATCCTGTTTCTACACAGAATTGCGCCATTGCTTTTAGGCTGAAGTCACTTCTTTTGGGTCCGAAAGATTCATTCCTGAAACTTCAGATAATTCCGAAATAGTCATTGCTTCTGCTTGTTCTATTGTAAACGATGGGTTATTTCTCTTTGCCATCATATATTGCATTGCAAATGCTAATTTTGCCTTGGACTTACTTTCAGTCCATTCATCCATTGGTGTATCTAAATATTCTTCAATTTCTGCAAGTTCTTTCCACTTGAGAATTGACATTAAGTCTTGTTCCATTTGCTGCCTCCTGTTAGTCTAAGTTGTACTGTTTAACAATATTTTTAATACTTTCTTCATACTTTTGTACTATATATCCCATATTGTTATTTACTGCTGTTCTTAAATATGGTTGTGCCTGAATATTCTTTTTTGGCCAACCATACTCTATTACTCCTGCATAAGGAACTGCTGAACTACCAGCAACGATTTGTGCCCTTTCAGAAGAACCATTTCCAACTATTGATGAAGCAAGTGCCCCAGTCAATCGTGGAGCAATGGCAGAAGCCTTTTGAGCCAAGTTAATACTAAGTTCTTTATTAAGTCCTAGATTACTTTTAATTTCTCTTACAATATTGTTAATTGAAGTTTTAACTTCATCAACACCTTGTATTGAAACCTCTATTGCTTCTGCCATAGCGTCCTATTATTTAATTATGCTGTTACTCGTACTGGCTTGCCAGTAAGAATAAAGTTGATATCGTAGACGAAATATTCGCCTGCTGCTCCACCTAGATCAGGTACAGTTTCAGCATAGCCAGTCGCTGTAAAGTGTGGCTGTGTTGAAGTTGCTGTAGGATTTCCGTGTGGTGCGTATGTAATTGTTACTGTGGCTCCTGGGTTGTCAAACAACTCGGACCATAGTGATGCTGCTTGTACATCCTGGAAACCAGTGACTGCACATGTGAAATCTAAACTATCTACATAGTCTCCAAAACCAAGTGTTCCTACTGCAGAAGAGAAAGTAACATTACTTACTGTTCCTGCGTACTCAGTTGAGTCAACTTCGAAAATAATTGATTTGCCTTTAATTCTTGCCATATCAATTTCCTCCTTCAATGTCAATTGAAATATTTATATTTGTTGCTAAATAGAATGCGCCATTTACTTCTTGAATAAATGGTTTATCTACTGCTAGTTTTGTTGCTGTGGTGTATTCCCATAAAGCAGGAATAAGAGTATCAAGAGTATCATCTAGATTTTCTGTTTCTGTTTGATTTGTTGCATATGGAATAAGTATTAATACTTTCCAATTTGAAACATAATCAGCATCATACTGATTTTCATAAACAGTAACAAAAAAAGCCTTTGAATCAGGTTCAATAATTGCACATGGTGGTGTTGGTCTTTCAGGTACATATTTGTATACCCTGGAAACCCCACCAATAATTATTGCACTTTCAATCTCTGCTCTTATTGTTGCTAGATTCATGCAAATCTCACCATATATCGATTAAGCAAAGGATAAACACCAGTGAGTGGGTCTCTAGCAATTCTGACGGGGTTACCATCATAAGTTGCATATTGAGACACACCCATTGGTGCATTTCTACGCTGGAATAATTCAGATCCTGCTTCTAAATAGCAGCGCTTCATAATGTTAGGTGGCACTTTTGCTGATTGCACATAAGATGCAATTAGATCTTTTGCTGTATTCCAACATTCTTCAACATAGGCATCATCAACATCTGATGCTCCTACATACGCTTTCAAATCTGTCCAGTCCATCGTAGTCTCCTATTATTTAATTAGTCAAGTGGGTTTGCAACCTTAACCATTGCCTTTGGATCTGTTGCAGCAATTGCAAGGTATCCGAAGACTGAGAAATCTGTGGTTAGGTTTGTAACATCTTCACGAGACAAGCGAAGTGGTGCGCCTGCTGATTCAAATGTTGTTACTGCTGTTGAGTTACCTATGAATAGAGAACCGTTAGCAAGTGATGGATCTACTACGATTGGTAGACCAAAGATATTTCCTGTCAAACCAACTGGGTTGATTGAACCGAATGTGTTAACTGTTGCGCCTGTGTTTGAAAGAATTGGACGATTTGCAGCGTCTGTTGTCTTTGCAAGAGCCTTGAATACATCAGATGAGCAAAGGATATATTCCAAAGCCTTTCCTGTTTCTCCATTAACCTTAACTGCACAATCTGCAAGAACCTCAAGAATGTGGTCTGCATCAAATGCTGCAAGTGATGATGTTGAGAAGCCTGTTGCTGTTCCCATTACTGAACGAGCAGCAGCGTTTGTAACTGCTGCATACTTAGCAGCCATTGAACGGAATGCTGCATCTACATAGGCAACAGATGAACGCTCAATAAGTTGGCGTGTCATTGATGTGTATCCACCATATGTCTTAACTGGTGCTGTTTCTGATGAAAGTGAAATTCCACCAAATGCAAGGGTATCGCCTTCAGCAGCCTGCTGTGCAATGTCCATTCCATTATTTACATAGAGTGGATATTCAATAACATTTCCTGTTGAAGGAAGTGCTGCTGTTGAAAGTGCTGCGAATGTTGGACGACCAGCATTGATAACACGAAGTACATCTGATACCCAGACATTCTTCATGATTGTATCTGCTGTTGTTGGTCCTTCATATGAACGAGCAAGTGTTAGTGCATCTTCATTTCCTGATGCTGCACCCTTAATAAATTCTCCGTATGTACGGAATTGTGGTACTGAAACTTCTGGTGTCTTTGCTGATGCGATTACATCAAGACGACGCTCAAGTTCTTCTGCGTGATTACGAACTTCCTCAATTGCTGAAGTGTAATCAGGTGTTGTGTTTTCCATGGATATTTCCTCCTGATTGGTTTCTTCTCTTACTGCAAGTACTGCAGCA